TTCGCGGCGCATGGTGTCATAGTTGCCCCGGTAAAGCTGGGTTTCGTAGTGATCCTTGGTAGGATTTACGCCGCACTTGCGGCAGGCGAGCTGGTGACGCTCTTCCAGGTCCATGCCCATCTGAGCTCTTGCCCAGCCCTGTAGCGCGTCGTCGCGTTCTTCTTTACTAGGGGCAGCGTCTCGCACACTCTCAGGCCGCTCTGCGTGGAAAAGATTTCTCTTTTCGCTACGCTCTGCAAGCTGCGCTTCGAGCTCCTCGGTGCGTTCCGTCACCTCTATGGATCTGCTCAGGCGGTCATAATCGCCATTACAGGATTCCCAGTTGTTTTCGTCTTCTGAGCTCCAGTTGTGGTCCTCACTATTTGCAAGGTTCCGGAGCTCCTCCAGGCGCTTGAAAATATCAAAGCGCTGCTCTTTTAAAGCCTTAATGCTCATTCTGTTTCCTTCCCAGCGGTCATAAAAAAAGAGCCGCTGAAACTATTGGTTTCTTGCGGCTCTTTAATCTGTCTGGGCAGGTCTTTGGAGCAGCGGCCTTCAGCGCGTTGGAGCGCCCGGCCTTGTAGCTAAAATGTATACTCTCAGTATATAAAGCCCTCTCAGACTGTCAAGAATCCTCTGTGGGCTTACTGTCTGCCAGCTCTGGGTCAATCTTCAGGGCTATGGCCTCGAAGCGCTCATTCACGCGCTCTTTGACTTTCTCGCGTTCAGACTCTTCAAGGCTTTCTTTAGCGCCTTCTATGTCGCGGCTGTTCGCGGTGCTGGCCTCATAGGCTGGAAACGTCACCGGCCCCACGTCGAAGAGCTCAACGCCCTTGATATTCCGGACCTGGGTGCCTTCGTCCTCGGTCCAGTCTTCATCCGTCACCTTGAAAGAGAAGGAGCTGCCGGTCAGGTCGCCCCGGTTGATCATCTCGCGGACGTCCTTGGCGGCCGTCGTATTGCCCAGGCTGATGGAATAGTGTAAACCTCGCGCATCTTCGCTCAGCTGCAGGGTGCCAGCGCTGACGCGGCCAAGGAGCTTGTCTGATTCATGGTTAAAGAGCGCCCTGGCGTCGTCTTTCTCAGCGATGGCCCTGGAGAAAGCCCCCGGCATGATGCGCTCTTCAGCGCCATCCCAGAGCCCGAACGCGCTGCCGCGATCCTCTGAGTTATAAAAGACAGCGGCGTATCCGCTGATGTTCCCATTCTGGTCCTGCCTGATTTCGAGCGCCTCACCTGCCGGTTGATATCGTCTCTCGGTCTTCATTACTCTATTTCTCCCATCCAGCGGCTGGCCAGCTCTTCGCTGACTCCGCTGATTATCTCGTTTCGGTTGAATCCATCGCCGCAAACAGTTAAGGCGTCTTTCATACAATAGAAGAACTCCAGCATCAGGCTGGATCTATTCCCCGGCACCTGTAGCGCGTCAAGCGCTGGCGTCAGGGCGTCCAGGACCACCGCCCTATTATCGTCTATCATGCCCTGATCTAAGAACCGCTTGAGCTCTTCAGGCTTCTTGGCGGCACGTTCGTGCCGCGTCACGATGCGCTTCGCCATACGTTGCAGCGTATCCTTAAGAATGACGCCCAGGGCTTCACGCGCTCCCAGCTCGGTGCCGTCGTCGTTTTCGGCCTCTGGTGTTGCGGACGCCGGCCCCATGTTGAGCGGCACCATGAACGTGCTGCCACCCTCGCCCGGTATCGGGTTCAGGTTTTCCCTCGAGCGGATCTCATCACGCGACATCCAGCCGCCTTGAATGGCCAGATTGTAATAAGCGCCCCGCGCTTCCATGTTGGCTCTGACCAGGGCGTTCCGGTTGAACTCCACGAAGTGAGTATCTCTTGTCTGTTGGCTGGCTGTGAGAAGCTTGGCCCGGCATTCGGTTTCCCAAGTGCATAGCCAAGGATCAAGAGAGCTGTCTAGGTACGCCTGATTCTCACTTTCAAGGCTATTGTAGCTGGTACGGGTATTGTCGGCCAGCATGTGAGGGGGTATCCCGAACCATGAGGCGATGTTTCTTACTTCAAGCTGGCGCGTCTCGTTGAATTCGGCGTCTTTGTTAGAGCTGGAAAATGGCGTGAGCTTCATACCCTCTTCGAGTATCGCTATTTTGTGGCTGTTCTCGACGCGCCCGTGCATCGATTGCCACGAGCGGCGCAGGTTGTCCCTGGCGTCGTTGTCAAGATGGCCAGGGTGCTCGAGCACAGCGCTGGGCCTCGCGTTATTCTTGAAGAACACGCTGCCATAGAGCTCAGCGGCCATGCCCAGCCCGATGGATTCCCGCGCCAGCTCGACGACGCCCAGGCCGTAGAGCGCCCGAATGTGCAGAACATTCTCTTCGCTAAGGCGTTCTTCCCGGTTGTCGATGATAGTCGTATAGTGCCGCCGGTCGCCCTCCCATACCTCATTCGTTGCCCCTGGTGATAACGGGATCAGCTCGTTAGCCGTCCCGGCCTCATTGCGAATGATCGCGGCGTAGCCGCTACCATATAACAGGGCGTCGGCGGTCAGCGTAGACTTGAACTCAAAAGCGCTCATGGAGCGGCTGGTCTGGTATCTCAGCACTCGATACGCTGGATGCGCCGTTGCTTTGTCTTTCCCTTCACCGTTGCGCCGGTAGACGACCAGCGGCAGCTTGGCTACGTCCTGGCTGATCAGGTTTACAGCGCGATAGACTGGCGCATAGGTCATCGCCGTTTGAGGATTGACGTTGATACCTGAGCTCGTCGTCCCGCCGGCCAGGTCTAACAGCCAATCATCAGGAGCTGATAGAGGCGTCGCCGGGTTTTCTATGCTCCGGGTTTTCCAAAGGCTGGAGATGGTTTGAAGTAGTCCCATATTTCATCCTATAGGGTAGAGAGCCCCTGGGCGCTGTATACGCTTTTGAAAGGCTCGGTTCTTACGTTCGCTCGGCCAAGCGCCATCACCAGCGCAACCAGGCCGTCTATTTTTTCTTGTGACTTCTTTTTACTGAGCTTCATATTCCCAGCGGCGTCCTGCTCGATGACAACATGCGACGCCATCCAGCGAAGTACAGGGCATCCACCATGATTGAGCTCTTGGCTATATACGATCTTCTCCAATTCTTTAGTCGGAGCGCTCATACTTGCGAAGCCCTGCCCGAACATCACCACCTCAAAACCATCGCCCTGTAGCTGGGTTGTGATCTGTGCCGCGTTCCAGCGGTCAATAGCGATCTCGCGTATATTGAAGGTTTCGTTGAGCTCGTTAATGTCAGCCCTGATCACATCGTAATCAATGACATCGCCATCGGTCAGCGTTACAAGACCTTGCCGCGCCCAGGTCAAATAAGGAACACGGTCGCGCCGCTCCCGTTCTAATGCATTTTCCTTAGGAATCCAGAATCGACTCAAAACGCTGAATCCTTCATCTGTTGGGAACACCATCGAGAGAGCTGCAATATCTCGGGTGCTTGCCAGGTCAAGCCCTGCGAAACACTCGCGGCCCTCCAGGTCGCCCGGTGACATCTGCCCCGCGCACTTATCCCAGCGTTTTAGCGGTATCCAGCGGCTCTCCTGCTCGGTCCAAATGTTGAGCCTGTAGCGCTTAAAGGCGTTCTCTTTGGTTGGGCTCTCCTGGGCTTCTATACAGGCCGCTCGTATATCGTCGCGGCTGATGGTGACGTCCAGGCTGGGATTAGCCTTTTTCCACGTTCGGAATTTGGTCCAGTCATCTTCTTCATCAGCGCACCGTATGAGCGCGAAGAAGTCCAGCGATGCGCTGGTGCCATTCAGTACGCGCTCGGCATGGGTGCGCTGTTCGTAACAGATAGAGTGTCTATCAAAGCCCGCCGTAGTAATCGAGATCAGGAGCGGCTCACGCCTGGACGCGCCGCCATAGCGCAGGCAATCCCACAAGCGCCGGTCAGGCTGGGCGTGGAGCTCGTCAAATATCAATCCATGCCAGTTGAGCCCCTCCTGCCTATGGTGTTCAGCGCTCAGGGCTTTCAGGAATGAATTAGAGCTGGGGATGGAGAGATGTTTCTGGCTGTCCCTGGGCAGTATATATTCTTTCAGGAGCGGTGACCCTTGCGCCATTCTGCTGGCCTCCCGGTAGACGATGGTCGCCTGGTCGCGTGACGCTGCCGCGCAGTAGACCTGGGAGCCCGGCTCACCGTCAGCCGCCATGAGATACAGGGCAAG